ATAACTGCATTCTTAACCTTAGTGAATACACCTTCCTTATTTGCTTCTGCTTCTTTACCTGCTTCATTGAAGAGATATACAAGGTCACCCTGAGCACTTTCAGTAGTGCTTTCAGTCATAACCTTAAGCTCACTCTTAGCCATATTAATCTTAAGCTTAGCATCAATCATAGATTCCAGATATGCTGCTTCAGCCATAGCAATATCAAATGCTTTTTCAGCGATCGTCATCTCACGATCAAATTCGTCCATAGCGAATACATTGAACATGTTTCATGTCCTCCTTATTGAATTATTATTAATGAACATCCGGATCAACATAACGATCGGAATTGACATATACTTTATTTTTCTTTTTATTAAGTTTATTACGATTCTTTTTATCACGTTCTGCGATTTTATCCTGAGATTTAACTCCTTTCTTGATATTGGTATCAAGTTGAGAGAGTTTAATGTCTTCAACCGCTGTATCTACAGTACGCTTTGCAGAATCGATTTTAGACTTAATACGACCTTTTGTCGTAGTCAAAGTTTCTACATTTTTCTCCATACGAGCTTTTACGTAATTACCTACATATAAAGCTCTAATAGATTTATTGATAGAATTGATTCCACCACCTGTTATTTCACTCATACTGTTTAAAACAATTTGAGTTGCCTGTTTAATGGTTTCATCATTCATTCCACCTTCAGTACGAGCCGCCTTTTCACTAAGGCGATTAATTTCTGCAGAGCATGCTTCAAATGCTTCTTCGGCATCTGCTTTCCATTTACTCATACTCTTATCAGCAATTTTGGAAATCCCAAATAAACTTCCGGCTGATATCGCTACAGTTCCTATAGCACCGAAAGCTCCCTTCTTTTCTTCACAAAATGCTTTTGCTTCATCTACAGAGACTTCTCCACGTAAGCATTTCTGTAAAAAATCCTTATATTTAGGAACTTCACCGTTAAGAATTTTAATAACTCCATCCGGATTTTTCTCACATTTAATCTTTTCATTTGCTCTACTCTCATCAAGTTTAGCGCCGAAAAGAAAACTTTTCATTTTCTTACCTGCTTCAGTAAGCATTCTAGAGATGCTTTCAAAGATCCTTTTAATAAAACCAAACAAACCACCAGATGCTTTTTGTTCACCTGCCTCTCTGATATAGGATGGAATTATTCCATCCTCAATCAGACGAGCATTAGCATAAGCAACTGCGTTTGTAAATTCGGTATAGATCTGATTGAATTCCATCTCCATGCTTTCAGCAAAAAGAATATTACTCATATCATCTCTTTCCTTTCTTACAAATTAAAATACTGCAAATACCGGTTTTTCAACAGCAGGTTTAACACCATTTAACTCATCAGCTATTCTTGCAACCTGATTAAAGATACCAGATACTGCATAATACAACATCTTTACTCTACTCAGGTTAGCAAGTTTATCAAGAATTGTTACCTGGCGAATCTCCTGTTTAAACTCATTTACAATATCTCTTATAGAGAAAAGAGTATTAAGACACTGAAGTGCAAGTTCAACACTTACAACCGCTTCAGCATTATTTTTATTTTCTCCAAAACAAAAGATGGACTTAATGAAATCATCATCCTTTAAAATAACATCATTGATCTTCTCAATGATTTCAGGATTAGAAAGTTCAGCCATCTTAAATTCATCGATATAAGTCTTCATACCTTTAAGGTATTCCTGATACTGGTTGAAAGCAAATGCAAAATCCATTGCTTTAACACTAGCAGACTTATTACCATACATTTTCTTGATTCCAAATCCTGCGTTATCACCATAGAAAAAGGAAACGATGGATCTGTCGATAGTATCATAAAAATCTTTTATTGTGTTTTCACTACAATCAGGATTTTCACCATTTTCCAACATACCACAAACGTTCTTAAATCCTATTTCCATATCACGGAGGATTTCGTCTTTGTTTATAACGATCCTGTCACCTTCCATGTTCGGTATCCTCCTTTACAGTAAAATATCGTAGGGTGCTGAATCAACTTCTCTACGCGTGTCACCGAGAGTTAAAGATGCATTATCTTTCTTACGATCGATAGCAGAATCTCTATTCGCTCTAGCAACATCAACTTTGAGTTTATCACTCATCTTCGTAAATAAAATACGAAGTTTTTCCTGTTTAGCAAGGATTTTATCCTTCTTATTTCTGTCAAATGTATTATTAGCCTCAACACAAGACTTATTAAGCTCGAGGAAATAAGCCTGTAAAGCTAACGCATCTGACAGCTTTGATTTCATGCGATATGCGTGATATACTAAAGATCTTGTTACCGGTACAATTGCTAAAAGTACAGTTACAGCAACAGCTGTAATGCCAACAGCAGTAGCACCGACAAAGTTATCTTTATCTTTCTTTAAAACAGAAGTCAAATAATTACGGTAGTTTCCTACAGCATTGATTCTGTTAAATTTAGACAGTTGCTCAATAAAGAAAGCACCTGCGCGGTATCTTGTATTACGGATTTTAATCTGATAATTTGTATCAGAAAATCCTTTAATGAATTCAACGAATTCAGAAAGAATACTAGATGTGGCTTCAACACAAGAATACACAAACATATTGTATTCAGTCATCACATATTCGTTCTTTGTTTTAAAGCCCTCTTCGTACAAATCTCCAAGGACTTCGATATTATGGATTGCTGTAAGCACAGTTTCAACTGCGTCTGAACAATCTTTGATATGTTCTGCTATAGAAAGATTCTTAGCAGTGTTTAACGTTTCTACCATACTCTGGTATCCAGAATATTTAGAAATTCTACCCTTTGAATCTGGGATATCATCAAAATTAATATGTCCTTTGGACACAACCTGGTTATACAGGTTTTCGATATATTTATTCGTAATAGGAGACGTTGCATCTTCTAAAACAAATCTTACATCCTCAATCTTTACAGAGTTATCGGATTCTGCTAAAATCTCGGATGCTTCCTTATAGAAGTCATAATGAGCCATAATAACTAAATCCTTTCTGTATTACTGAGAGATCATTCTTCCAATTTCTTTTCCAAGTTTATTAGAAGATAAAGAAACTTCTCTTTCAAGAGTTTCCAAAGTGTAGGTTTCGAAGGAATCATTTCCTTCATATAAGATATCAATAGTCTCACTACCTTCATCTACAATGATAAAAGCGAGTAAGAATAATTCTTTGATTACTTTCTTAGCAAAGTAAATATCTCGTACATCGAACCCATACTCATTCTTAAGATCATCAACCTCAAAAGAAGAAATTACGAAAGTTGCATTAGGAACCAACTTCGTAACTCCAGATAATGAAACGTTGAATTTCTTTTCCTTAAGTCTCTTAAGAGTAGGGAACCAAGGGGAAGCACCTCTTGAACGGTATGATGTATCCATTTTGATATCATCTAAATGAAGTACCAAGTCTTTGAAGAAAGAAATTTCACCTGTAGTCCAACGAATAAAGTTAAACGTAAAGTTACGATTCTTCAATACATTTCCGATGTTGCTAACCATTTCTCTTGATTTAGCTACATGAAGAATTGCTTTGATACCGACGATAAAGTCAATATACTGAACAAATTCCTTTCTATCATTTACAGCCATTAAACGAACAGAAAGTCCATAAGGCTGAAGTTCATTAACTCGTTTTGCATCACGATCTACCATTCTAGGAGTGTTTAAATCCTTAGAATATTTATGACCTTCATCACGTGAAGTAGCTGCTGCAGATGCATTAGCATTGTCAATAACACTACGAAGAATATCTTCCTTCATAGTTTTATTACTTGCTTCACTTACAGGGAAAGGTCTTAAATCAAAATCAGAAAGGTGTTCCTTAAAGAGTCTTCTATTTTCATCCATAACATCGGAATTAATAGCAGCTTCTGAGAAAGCAACACCGAAAGTTCCGGTTTCATCGAGATATAATTTATATTCACCATTGTATACCTTATCTATTACACTTTCGTATAAATCTTCAGGTACAGAAAGATTAGGACACTCAGACTCCATAAAACTACGAAGTGCATTAGTCTCCCTTTCAGATCTGAAAAGTGCATCTTCATCGATAGCAGATTCCAATCTTAAGTTTTGGTGTAATCGCTTCATATAATCAAGCGGACTTCTATCGATAGTGATATCGATAAGCGGATTGGATGCGATTACGGTCTGTACAAAAGATGCGTACACGCGATCCATATTCTTCGTAACGGCAGAAGCCATATTTAGAGGAATAGAGTCCGCAATAATACATGGGAATTGACACGTAGTGCCTTTAGCTCTACGGGCGATGCTCTTGGTATTCATATTACCTAAGTCTTCAATATCTTTGGTTAAATTCTTACCCTTTCTTGCAAGAGAAAGAATCTCGTCCATGAAAAGAGCCATCGTTATTCCCTCCTTTCCTTTAATGATAATTTAAAATAATGTTTTTCACTGTATTTTATATAAGCTTAAAAATTCAAGGGAAAACCACTAAAGTTTTCCCTTGAATAAAAAATATAACTAACCTACGTTTTTAAGCCGTATTTGTTAAAACAACTGATTGAACACCTATACCACCATTTACAAAATAATATTGATTTGAAGATCTATTATATAAATTTACTCTGGCTTTAATAGATGATAAATTTGACGTTGCCAATGTTAATTCTGGTTGGTAAATAGTACCGGCTTTAGAAGCATATGTGAATGTTACCAATGTTGTCCACGTCGATCCACCATTAGTACTATATTCAAGTGTTGCATCTCCATAGTTTGAATAAATACAAGCCCATAATTTAACTTTAGCATATGTGAAATTTTTAATATTACTTGTAAAAGTCATAATGTCTTTTGTTGCTGAATATGATCCTCCAGAATTACGTGCTGTTTCACCGTTATTTGTATCATTTGATGCAATATAAGTTGTATTATTTATAGAAACGGCAGTTCTACTAAAATAACAATTGTATGTTTGTTCAAATGACGCAGTAAATGCTGTTAAAGTTTGTGGTACCTCCCATATAGTAGTACCATTACATACAACTTTAGTTATATTAGTACCATTTACTTTAATACTACCTTCTGTAGTAGGTATAGTAGTTCCATTCATAACTATAGACATATTCTACACCTCCCTAAGTGGTAATAGTTAATACTGTACCAGATAAAGATACTGTGGGAATAGTACCAGTTTTACTAGGAAGGGTTAGAGTAATATTAGACGTTGTATTATTACCAGTTTGAATTTGTGTATATCCGGAAGATGTACCATACATACGAATTAAACCACGTCCATTACCAGCTGTACCCGATGCAGTTCCATTACCTAAATCTAAACGCCCGGTACCAACTCTACTAGTCGTTCCTGTCTCATAAGATGTTAAAAAAGCATAAGTATGTGTGTCTGAATTAATAGCTGAAAATGTTCTTGATATTACTCCAGACCAATATGAACCCGTACCACCCAAAATATATTCATCAGATATCGAAGGATATATGTCACCGGAAATAGTACCACCACTTAATGGTAAATAACTATGTGTATGACTACTATTAGCTTTACCGTTTACAGTAGTAGTTAGAGTTGTAATATTACTATTTAGCTAAATAAAGAATCTGTAAGTCCCTAGAAATATCGAGACTTACAGAAATTTTACTTAACTAAATTCCGTCACCCTTACCATATTATCATCGAATTATAGACCTTTCGACAACTTTATGTAATACAACTCATAACAAAAAAGATATACCCTTACGCTTTTACACGTAAGGGTAATCCAGCCAGTTAACCAAGGGTCTAATTTGGTTACTTTATTGTTATTCATTTACCATGGAAATGATCCTCCAGAATCACTGGAACCACCAAGACCATTCATATCATCGAAAAATCCCATATCATATCCACCATCATCTTCTTCAAACGTAGTGTATTTATTATCAGAATCAAGACCTTCTGGTATATAGTTAAGTGAACTATTAACCAATCTTGATGTTTCTGCTTGAGATCTTTCTATAGCGTTTCGTAATATAGCCTCATAATCTAATGCTTTCATGGCTTCTCTTTCTTCCATGATTGCTTGAGCAACATCTGTAGGTAAAACTTTATTAAGCTCGGATTCGGTTTTCTCATAGATGCCTTGATTACGAGGTTTTTCTTCTCTTTCACCAGGATAATAACCAAATATCTGTAAGTTATTACCATGATATAAAACATACATTGCGATTAAGTAAGACATTACAGAGTCATCGTGAACATATTTTTCGTTAATCTATACATCTCTGTATAGGTCAGACTATATCTTCATCTTATATTCTGTTACCAAATATAAGATGCCTCCAATTTCGGATTTCTCCTACTCTACTCGCTTCTTCACTATAGTATTTCTCTATAGTTATGCTTTCGATAGTCGTTGAACCTTACTTATTATTTATAATAATAAGTCTTGGCTGCTGATTGTCTCTATTCATCAGATTGTCACACTTTACTGTACTGATGACCTAACGAGAGTTCCCAGCAATTAAAGAGGTTTAACCAGACCTCCACTATTCTATTCAAATTCTACAAATTTTTTGCCTTTTTCAAACTTTGATTTTAAATGTTTGACATTACTACGAATTTTTTCGTCATATTCCCATCCCATTTCATTTATAACCTCTCGTACTGAAAATCCTTGTTTAAAAAGATTTTCTATTTTAACGAGTTCATTATATGAAAAAATTGCAGAAGCTTTTTTAGTCTTTTTAAATTTATAGTTTTTACTAAGTTCTTTCCAAGTTTCTCTTTTACGAATACGTAATACAAAATCATACCCTAAATTATAATCATTAGATATTTTTTTAGGTGATATCCCTTTTGATAATAATTCACAAACCAATGTAGCCTCTTCTATTGTATGAGTTGTTAAATTACATTTTTCAGATGAAACACTTGTTGGTTTCTTTAAACCAGTTCTAAAAGCATGGTAATTATTATACGAATATGTACACCAAACAAGATTAGAAATGTCATTATTTAATTTATCACCATCTTCATGATTTATAACTGGAAGATTTTCTGGATTAGGAATAAATCCTTTTCCAACTAATCTATGAATTAATTGTGTTTTGTATTCACCTGCTTTACCTAACTGAAGATTTACGACTTTATATCCTGTATCTTTTGATATATATCCTTTAAGTTCTTTTTCTGTAAATATATTAAATATTCGACTATCCTCAGTTATTAAATATTTAGTTTGAATTTTATATATTTCATCATTATATTTAATATCAATAGTGATATTTTTCCCAATTATTCCATTTGATAAAGTTATAAGTTTTTTAAATTCAATTCCTTCTCTATTATCTTCTATTTCTTTTATTATTGGCAAAATAAATGCACCTCAATTCATTAATAATTAATGATATGTTGATGCATTATAAATGTAGAATTCATAGCGATTTTCGAGCCTGGACCAGCTGCAATCTTTCCTGATGATGTACGTACTAATCGAGATATATCTGTAATAACGTTCTCTGCAATAAAATCATCTTTATTTTCAGAAATACGTCTAGCCAGAATAGCAAACATTGCTTCTCTAGAATGACCTTCTGTGTATACACCATAGAAAGATTTTTGTGCTGCTTGTTTTTTAAGCATTGACTCTATTGTCTCATATTCTTTTTTGTTTTCTTCAGTAAGATCTTTTGCTCTATCATAATATAATCTAGATGCAATTCTTGACTGAAGTAAATGGTCGATAATACCATCACCTACACTATTTCGTTCTACACAAACGATAGCTTTAGGTACATGGCGTGTTACTAATTCAATAATAATCTGTTCATACAACGTTTCACCAACATAAGAACAAGCAAATTCAAATGCAGGTCTAGTTGTATATGGATTAATACCAGTAATAGCATTATTATCCTTATTTGTACCTGTTGAACAGTCAACACCGACAATGTAAGGAATAGAAGGATCTAATTCTTCATAAATCATAAACTGGTAGTAATCTTTTACAAATAAAACATCGATTGGTTTATGCATATTCTCGACGATATACTCAATATCTTCCTGAGGATAAGGAGAAAGTGATGAACCATGTAATCTCTGAAGTAGGATTTCTCGACGAACAACAAGTGCATCACCGATCATATTACTCATCTTAGATAACCATTCTTCATCCAAACCAATCTGATAATACTGGAACTCAATATAAATAATGCGGTTAGATTCACCAGCTTTAGCAAATTCTTTCATTTCATCTTTAGTCATATCGTATAAACGCTCTGACCACTTAACGGTCTTATCAAGAATTATTTGAGCTGAAATACCAGCATTACTATCAAGATCTCCTGGGGTACCATATTTTGTTAAAAATATTAGACTATATCTTCAATATTAATTCTGTTACCAAATTAATATTGCCTCCTATTTCGGATTTCTCCTACTCTACTCGCTTCTTCACTATAGTATTTCTCTATAGTTATGCTTTCGATAGTCGTTGAACGTTATATAATCGTAAAGTTAAAATTTTCAAACATATAATATTTTAGTGTAAATAATAAAAACAGTCCGGTTCATAAGGAGTTATTATTTACCCTAATCTTGTATAGTGTAATATAAAAGGGATTACACACTGTATCAACACGAACCGGTATACAAGAATCGCAGGCCTAGGGGCGTAACGTCTAGGCTAACCACCATACGGCAGTATTGGTTGGGACGTGGTGATTATGAGGCTGCTCCAAACAAAACCTATGTAGAATCAAAAGCCAAGTGGAACTAGCCACTCCACAGCACTTAAACAGACGGGTGACAGTGCAAGCCCGAGCAGCCCTTGCATAGGAAAAAATAAGAGCAATCTTATTTTTTTATTTTTACGATTATATCTTCGCTGCGGATTGATTCTATTCTTTACCTTTTTACTATACCTTTGGAGTTACCCATTGCCACTAAGTATATTACTATCTTAGTTTAGTAGTAAAGACATAACGAATTCGTTCCCGCAATTAAAGAGGTTTTACTTACGCGTAAAATCCACGTAAAGATTCTTCCGTATAATGATCCATTCATTTCTGCAGCACGTGCAGCTGTTTCATAAGTTGATACAGAGTTTTCCACAATTTCTTTTATAAAGTCAGTAAACTCTGGCTCATCATAATGAATAATAGCAGCAGATAAACCTCGAGCAAGTGAAATAGCTTTCGCTTTAGAAGCAGCACCTGCACGAACAGAAATTCTGTTCTTAGTTACAGGATGCCTCATTTCTGTAGCGTTTTTAATAGCTTTCACAGTTTTACCATTTTCATCATCAAAGAATGATTCAAATCGCAAATACTCAGGTAATAAATCTATCTGTGTCTTAATACGTGCTAAGTTTTCCTTTGCGTCGGGTTGTTGTTTATTAACAAAAATAAATGATGTATTTGTAGTACCAAATGAATACCCCCAAGCCTGAATAGCAAGTGCAGATTGCGTTTTACCTTGCTGACGAGGTAAACAAAGCCATGAATCTATTCCGTGTAAGAATAAAAATGCTTGTGCTATATTTCCTCGATTTGCTTTATAAGGAATTCCCTTAGGATTACCAGGATCAGGTATTCTACATACTTCTCTTAGATAATACCATGGATTTCTTCTACATTCAGTAACTACTCGTACAATCTCATCTTTTGTTAATGTACAAACACCATTTTCATCGCATTTATAAGGATCTATAGTTAAAACTACAGGATCATATACTTCAAGCATGAAATAGTAGTTCTTAACACCTAATTGCTTTAAGTCAGTAGCTAACTGAAGAAAAGACACATTAGATGTTCCTATATCATAAAGGCGTCCATTATATTTTTTCAATCGTCCCATGTAATGGATTACCTCCTTTCATTAAAATAAAGTCCTTTCAACGAAAAATTAAACTTTTCATAGATATATTATTATAGTGACAAATTAATATAGGGAGGTAACGCTCATGGAAAAACTAAATAAAGAAAAATCCAAAGCTCCTTCAATAGATGAACGAAGGAAAAGAAGCTACAAGCTAAAAGTTTCATTATCTCATGCATATGTAAATTTATGTGATAAATTAAATCCGACAAATAGTAAGTTTTATATGCATTGTCAAGATATTATCGACCGGGATGAAACTATTGAACTCGGTTGGAAAGACAAAGAGATGATAAATTACGGACTAAACGGTTCTGTGATTCGTTCTATATCGGAAGATGAAAATGAGATATTAGAAGATTTCAATGAAATATTCTCTGAGAGAATGGATGAATTACTTGGTATTAAACCATGTAGAAGAGGTTAACCGTAAAGTCGGAATTTATAAACATATAATATTTATGTGAAATAAAGGAAATGATGATAATAAAAATCGTCTATCCTTATAAAAACTTCATAGCGCTATAGCACATATTCATAGTGATCTATAGGCAGACACAACTAAATAGCGCTCACAATAAAGTGAGGCAATTAAATTAATTTTATGGTGGAGGCGAAAGCCAAGAGCCGGAGGTTTATATGAAGAAAACTAATACAATCGCAACTATCAGCAAGAAAGCAAACGCAGGTTTCGATAAGATGACTAAGGCAGCTGGAATGAATTACTTCGAGAGAAGAAAGTTCAAGAAGACCTGTAAGAACTTCGGTTATGACGTGGGTGTCAACGTGGCAAGTACATTGGTACTTGATACTGTTGGACTTATTGCTCATGGTACCGGTGTAGCAGTAGGAACTGCATACCTTGGTGTTAAGAAAGGTATTAGTAAGATCAGTAATGCAGTATCTGATAAGGCTGAAGATATTAAGGCTCAGCACGAAATTAAGAAAGCTGAAAAAGCTGCTAAGAAGCATATGGAAGCTGAAGTATCTCAGAAGATCGAAGAGATCGCTGAAGAAGTTGCAGAAGCTTTTGAAGAAGAAGCTGATGCAGATGAAGAGGTAGCAACTGAAGACTAAGGTCTCAGTTCTACATAAATGATTCTCTTGTTCATCTGAATGTATAAGCGTGTCAATATCCACCCTACTCCCTACGGGAATGGGTGGAGGGTGTAACCGAAATATCGAAAGATAGGCAAACCATAGAGTTTGTTAAAAGTCACCCCTAGGCTGTTGAAAAGGTAGTTGGAAGAGAAAGACTTTCAATGAGAACTGAGTAAAGTAGAGTACGAAAGTATTCGAACTGGCACGCGCCCTAACCATGGTAATAGTGGAAGGGAGAATCAAGCCAAACCCCTTTGGTAACAAAGGGAAAACAAAAGGAGAATCCGATGGGAGGTTTATAAAGATAGCCATAACAGGGCTACACCTTCCGTCGGATAATCTCGAAATTTTTTATATGGGAGGTTACACTATGAGTGAACTTATAATAATGGAAACGGAAATTATGCTTCTTGAACAGGAGCTTAATGGAATGAAACAAAAATTGGTTCAGTACAAGAAAGAATTCATTGATTTATCTAATAGAACAGGTCTTGCCATAGTAATGGGAAAGCATGAAATTGTATCAGCAAGAAGAATGATGGAGAAATCCATTGGAACATTGGAGGCTGATATAAGAGATGCTGAAAAACGTCTTGAAGAACTTAAAAATGAAAAGAAACAGAAGGAAGTAGAATAACCTACTTCCTTCTTTTTTATCCTTCGTATCCAACTGGATAATTAACTTTAAACCCAATGTATTTATCTTCAATTTTTTTATTAATTGCTCTTGTTATACACTGCTCAAGTTTATTCTTGTATGCTACAAGATATTCCATAGAATGAGGAACTTCGTATTTTTTAGAGTATTTATCACTCTTTAGAATATCGATATAGTACTGAACTGTATCAATTTTACTTCTTGTATATGATAAGATCAATAACTTATCATCATTGGTTCTAATCTTATCAATCTCCACGGTAATGTAATCGATGTCATACTCATCAAGTCTTTTGAGTTTCTTTTTACTAAAGAAAAATTCAGTATAGTAATTATCGATAATATCGTTTACAGATTCACAAATATAATTCATGTAAACTTCATCATTCATAGATGTATCTTCAGATCCTTCAGTATAAGTATGACGGATATCTTTTAAAACGCCACCGATAAATGCACTAGGTGTAACTGATATTAATTTATCAAAATTACGCTGATTGAGTTTTGCTTTTCTTTCTCTAAAGTTATCAATAACTTCAACTGAGAAATTGGTAACTGTTTTCATAGCTTTGTCAGGATCACTAGGATTAATGAATTTATCAAGTGCTGAAGATAATTCCATTCCATATCCTAAATTTTTAGCATAGTTATCAGCTGCAATTTCCTCTTTGAGATCTGATTTAGCAAATTTCAGACTACAAGAATCTACTATAGGTAAAGAAAGAATTTTCTTAAATCTATCTGTTTTTAAAACAGTCTTAATTCCTGTATTCATATTTGCAAATTCATACTTAAGTACTCTACTGATTCGTGAAGGTACAGAATTACTATGAATTGTATGAGCTACTTCATGAAGAAGTAAAGCAGTACATTCTCTTGAAGATAACGGAGCAATCGTATCATCTAATATACGTCTGTCAATTTCTATGATCCAGGAGTTATTTTTAGCCCATAACTCATGTACTACACTACTAGAGCTTTCATTTATGATAGATTCAATAATTTTATCAATAGTAGCCATTTCGGGAAATACTGACATTACAAAGCAAGCGTCAGTTCTTTTAGTTTCAAGTATTGTAATAGAAAACGTCTGATTAAATACTTCAGATAAATTTCTTTCTATAGAATGAATGACGTTCGGTTTACGTCTATTTTTCTTAAGTTCAGCGAAGCATTCATCAATACGTTCAAATCTCATTTTTTGAGCTTCTAAATTCATATTCTAGACCTCATTTCTTTAACGTATTAAACAATTGTTTCCATGATTTTTTCATGCTTAAAATGCTAAAAATAAAGATATATTATATTTTAGGTATTATACAAAGGAGATAATTTATATGACTCACGATAAAGAAATTGTTAATAAACTTAAAACAAACAAAGGAATTTTATTCTTATTATCAGTTTACATTGATGATATTGCATATATCACACAATCATATCATCAATATGTATTTGAAGATGAAAAACCAAATGGATTTATAAATTCAGAAAATAACGAGTTTATCTATATTAAAAGACGAGAATTTAATAAGTTTTTATCATTTATGGTAAATGATAAACTTCAAGTAAAAAACTGGATTGATGATTTTATTTTAGTGAATAAAAAGATAGTTACTCAATCCCATAAATTTGGTAAATCTACATTGTTTCTAAAAATAGATAAACGCCTGATACCTAAACTCAAAAACATTACATATGCATGTAAGGTTTTGAATATAGCAGAAGATGATATGACTAGATTTAATGAGTATATTACTTCCAATATTAATAAATACTTAGAATTATCACGTAAAAAATAAAGTTATAGTTCACAATCGTGTAAGAAAGGAGTGTTACTTATGAGTGGTAAGAAAAAGAAGAAAAAGAAAGTAACCGACAAGTACGAAGATTTCAATATTTCAGAAATGTTGGAAATACTCCTAAAGAAAAGGAGAGCCAAAAAAGACACTAAACAAATTTGGCATTAATAATCATTATGGAAAATATAATTTCAATAACAGATTATAGAAATAAGATTACTAGAGAAGTTGAAAACGAACTACCTGATATATTTAAAGAGGATATTTTCGAAAGTATCTTTGGTAATCATGAACCTACTAAGGTTGCAATGGCATCAATATGCCGTTTCAATAAAAATAATAAAATGGAGGAAACAAAAATGGCAAAAGAATCAATTAATGAAGTATTGTCATCCATTGCTGCTAAGATCAATGCAGACGGTGAAAAGAAGCTTAACCAGTTTAACCGTTCTAATTTTGATCGTTTAATAAATGCAGCAGCGGCAGATCCTGAGTTTAGTTCTCAGGTTGCTATCATTAAGAAGGGTGAATTCCAGGGCTACAAAGATGTAGCATGTGGTAAGGAATTCCGTAAGTGGCTCAGAGGTGTTGTTGAAAGAGCAGGAATTGATCGTACTGAATCCGGTATCGTGGAATCTGCAGATTTTGCAGTAGGAAATCTCGACTGGATGTATGATTTCTTTGCAGAAGTTCTTTGGCTTTATCTTGAAGGAAACAAATTTAGTTTCCCTAAGAAAGAAGACTTCGACGCTACAATTGCACTCAAAGATGTTAAAGAGAAATCTAAGGTTGCAGAAATGAGAAAACCCGGCGGTCCTTCTTTAGGTAATTTTGAAACTACAAAGAAGGCTCACAAAGTTCTTACCGTTAAGAGCAGCTGCCCTAAATACCTTGTTGAAAGACGTAAGGTTTAAGGAGGGTTAATCGACATGTCAAAAAATATTTTGAAAACTGCAATTATTTCAGCAACTGTATCTACAGTAGTTGTTGGTATCGCTTCTTATCTATCGGTTAATAAGAAGAAAAAACCTCTCGATCTGTTTGTAAAGTATACAGTTGACGATCCTGATTTTATTATCGAAAAGAACGCAAAGGGCGATTGGATTGACCTTAGAGCTGCTAAGGAGATAGTTCTTAAAGCAGGTCAGCGTGTTGATATTCCGTTAGGAGTTGCAATGAAACTTCCTGATGGTTATGAAGCAAGACTGCTTCCCAGAAGCAGTACATGTCGAAAGATTAACATCTGGATGGAAAACTCTGAAGGTGTTATCGATCAAAGCTTCTGTGGAGATAATGATGAATGGGGATTTAGAGCGTATGCTGTAGAAGATACGATTATCCCTTATGGTGCTAGAATCGCTCAGTTTAGAATCGTTGAGAACCAGCCGGATCTGAACATAGTCACAGTCAAAAAATTATCAGATGTCTCTCGTGGTGCTTTCGGTTCTACCGGACAGATGTAAGCATTTATTTCGAAACGAAGAGAAGATAAAGCCGTTTGGTTTTATCTTCTTTTTTTTGTATTTTTATGGAAAGGAAATTATGTGGATTTCTTATGATGTAGAAACTATTGATTAATTAATACACCACTCCGTAAATTGAGACTTTTAAACACTATAGTAAGTTGTTAAAAGTTTTAATAGAAACGGAGTGGTGTATTATGATTAAAACTTATAAGAAAGGGAAGGTAACACAACTTTCCAAAAATTTCAAAAGTACCGAATTTGATTGTAATGGTAAAAACTGCTGCACAGAAACTCCTATTGATGACGAACTCGTCAGAGTTTTACAGGAAGTAAGAAATCACTTTGGTGTTGCTGTTAATTTGAACTGTGGATATCGTTGCCCTGTTCATAATAGTAGAGTAAATGGTGCATCCCCCAACAGTCAGCATATGAAGGGATATGCAGCTGATATTGTAGTTAAAGGCGTTCATCCTATGAGAGTAGGTCGTTTTATTGAAACCATCAGTGGGTTCAAAGGACGTATTGGTGTTTATTCTTGGGATGATAACGGATCTGGTTTCGTACATGTTGACACCAGAGGTACAAATAGTAGAGGAATCTACACTGAAAATAACGTGAATGCAACTGCTGTGAACCACTTTAATGTATCTATTAAGTATGGTTCCAAAGGTCGTCATGTTAAACTTGTTCAAAGAAAGCTTAAAGCTGTAGGATATTACACAAAGGCTATTGATATGTCTTGTGGATCCGGTATGAAAGAAGCTATCGGAAAATGGAATGCTGCTCATGGAAGACCTAATGATTATATTTGGGGTCCTTTATGTTGGAATGAAGCATTCCCTAAATAAATTCGTATACACATATGTTAGTATGGGACGGAATTTAGTTAAGTAAAATTTCTGTAAGTCTCGATATTTCTCGAGACTTACAGATTTCTTATTTAGCTAAATAGTAACGCAGAAATAAATTATATTCAAACAGGTAGAATAATAAATAGTGTTGTTGCATCAAAAACTCGTACAACTTTTGATATAGAATTTGATACAGAATATAGAGTTGTACCTAAAGTATTTGCAACATTTATGTCAAATTCAGAAGATTATAATTATGGAAATCTTAATATTTGTATAGGAAATATTTATAAAACTGGATTTGAACTTCATGTACACAATACAAATGATGGTGATTTAGAACCAGGTGTATTATGGATTGCAGTAGGTAAGATGTAACATATAGTTTATATAAATAAAAGTGACTTCTAATTATATTTTTTACATTCCCTTAATCTGATTAAAGAGAAAGGAAATGACAAATATGGCAACAAAGAAAACTGAACTTATTAGTGTTGAAGAAGCTTTGAGTAATATTGAAGGTCGTAAGACTATTGGAATCGTTGAAGCTTTAAAAAGCACAGATAAAAAAGATGAAGATTATTTTGACGGTAATGCGTCAGTTGTTACCTATAAAACAGGTATTCCTCAGCTTGATTATTATTTGGGATACCGTGTTAATGTATACGATAAAGATGATCAGGTTATAGATTCATATCCTTCTATCGGTATTACTGGCGGTTCTATGGTTACGTTTATTGGAAAACCATCAACTGCAAAAACAACTACAGCTGCACAGGTAGCTGCTAATATTGTAAGACCTTTTAAGAATGGTTTTATTGTTCACTTTGACCTTGAACAGGCAATGAATTATTCTCGTATTCAGAACTTAACAAAGTTCTCTATGAGTGATATTGCTGCAGGTAAGTATATACTTCGTCAAGAGCTTAATACTATTAATGATATTAAAGCTACATTGATGCGTATTTACAAGCAGAAAGTTGATCATCCTGACCTGTATAAATATAAAACAGGTAAATTAAATGAGTTTGGTGAAGAGATTGAAATCTTTGAACCTACTGTAATTATCATTGATTCCATTGCTACACTTAGCACAGGTTTCAATGAAAATGATAAAAAAGATATGGCTCGTTTGGAAGAAGTAGGTAGTCAAACAGAACGTATGAGAATTACCGGTGAAATCGGAAGATTCTTTAATGAAGTTCTTCCTTATCTTAGAAGAGCTAATATTATCTTGATTACTATCAATCAAATTAAAGACAAACCACAGCTTGGATTTGTACATGAACCATCAGAGATTTTGTATCTTGCACAAAATGAAGCTCTTCCTGGAGGAAAAAGTCCTCAGTTTAATGCATCTATTCTACTTAAATTTGTAGCTGTAGGATCAGAGAAATATGAAATGGAAGATGATGGATTTGATGGTTTTGGTATTCGTGTAATGATTGTAAAATCTAGAGGAAACCAAGCAGGTCGATTTGTCAGCCTTGTGTATGATAAGGTTAGAGGAATTGATCCTGTAAGATCTAGTATTGCATATGCAAAAGAACTTGGACTTACCGGCGGAAACAAAAATAGCTTCTATTTCAATAATGAAAAAGATCGTAAGTTCTCATTGAAGAACGTTCATGAGGAGTTTAGAAAAGATAAGGAACTTTACAAGATTATGTTTGGAAATATCGTTCCAGTTCTTGAAAGTAAATTGTCAATGCTTACTCAGGATGATCTTACTGTCATTGAAGAAGAAATGAATTATTAAAAAGTAAAAGTCTATAAATACAAAGATATATTATTTTATAGATAAAGAAAAAAATAAATGAGGTAGAGTGAGAAATCATTCTACCTCACATTCTTTGTCAAAAATACAAGAAGGAGGAAAATGCGTATGGATGACACATATGCAAACATTGGATACGTATCCAAAACCCAAAAAAGAGCCATAGTAAGAGGTCTTGATTTTCCAAACATAGAGGGGGATGATTTTAAAGAAAGACCCGGTCTTATCATTAGTGATGTTTCGGAGTGTGCTGGTTTATTTAATGGTATTAACATTATTGCTGTGCCGCTTACCAGTTTACCTTATTCGGATTTTGATATACCGGTTCTTACGGAGTTATCATCAGGTAAGAGAAAGATAAGTTACATTTCAACTAGTAACCAATTTCAGTTTCTCTTTAATGAAAAACTGATTTGGTCTATAACAGGATGCTCTGTATGTCCTGACAGAGTTTTCAATCTTGTTTTGAAGGTAAAGAAACTATTGTTAAAGGCTAGAAAGAAAGATTATGAAAAAGCCAAAATATTGGTAAAGGATTATCGTTTGCAGTTTATGAAAGCAAACAATATCACCATGATTCGATATTCTGTTGATATTGACACAGATTATGTATTAAATCTTGACGGTTCTGAAGAGTATTTGAAAGTGAAAGGTGTTACAAGGGTAACGGTTTTTGAGAGTAAGGATGTAACTTCTATAGTTCCAGAAATATCAGGAACTAATCGAGACGACGTTGATTCTACATCGGATTATATTAACGAATCTGAAGAAAATGATGATGTTCCTGAACAGATTATTATTGATGCAGTATCTGAAAGTATCGAAGAATCTGCTCCAACTAAAATTATTGAGAAAATTAATCTTGATGATGATTTCTTAGCTAAAGCATTTATATTCACAGGATATGGTGCAAATTACGTATCAGTAAATGATTTCATAATGATGTATAAATATTATTGTGATATATCTAGTAGTGAAGATGCAGAAGTTGAGGTTAGTTCGGAGAAAGATATTGAAGCTGCACTAAGAAGAATGTATCCGTCTGTAGGAAAGAGAAAAAGCAGAATGTATACGTTATTCAATACAGTCTTTAAAATACCTCTCCACGGTTACTCTGGTATGAAATGGAATTTTGAATTCCTTAGAGAAATTGATTATGAACAGGTTAAAGTTCGTGATGAATATTCTCAATATCTCGGTAATTATGATTCAATAGAAAATGTATATACCGGACCAGTATCACCAAAGAATATTGATATTCATGAAAGTTCAAGTGTTCGGTACAATAGTACAACAGGTCAAATTTATGAAAATGATGACGAACCTGAATCAGTATATGAGGACGCTAATGGTACAATAGGAAATGCATTTGCAGAAGCGTTTAAGAAAATGAGTATCACGACTGAACCCAAAGAAGAACCGAAAGTCGAAACAAAGATTGAAAAATCTAAGGTTGAAGAAACTGTTACACCTGCTACGAAAGAAAAGGTTGAAAAGAAATCTAAATATGTAAAAGTTTCAAAAGCTACAGATGATGAATTACTTAACTTTATTAAGCTTATTAATAACAGCGGTACTTGCGTTGAGGTCGCAATTAAGCTTGATTGTACATCATCTACAGTAGTACATCGTTTTAATCAAACTATGAAAGAACTAGAAAGACGAGGACTTTCAAAACATATTATTGAATGGCCTTTTAAGAAAGGTTAATACTGGGAGAAGAGTTTCGTGATATTTACGAAACTCTTCTTTTTTATGTCTTTACTCACATTCTATTAATTTTTTCCTATTTTTAAAATATGATAATACATTATATTTTTAGGAAAAGAAAGGAGTGGCTCACAGGAGATGGCTAAAGAAAAATATAACTTACGAGAAGCTTTACTTAAAAGCGATGAATTATTTAGAGGTGATCGATCTATCGAAGGTAAGGGTATGCTTACGATGCCTCAGTACAACAACAGTATGCGAAGTGTTATGTTCGCATCTCATTTAAACCAATATAAAAATCAGTTATACCCTGATTTCCCACAGTTCTTTACAGGTGGCGAAAATGTTGTAGGAAAGTATTCTGATGGTTATAAGAAATTAAATGAGTCCGTTGTTTATCGTAAAATTGTAAAATTTGAAGGACTTGTTGAACACCCTACAGTGTTTAAGATCTTTTTATATAATAAAACTAAAAAGATGTTTGAAGTAATTGAACGTAAACCAGATGAAGATTTGGTAGAAGTATTTGGTTACAGATACAACACTGATGTTATTGACTCTTTTGAAGAGGGTCAAGAAATTGATGAAGGTACTATTGCATACAGATCTACTTCATATGATGAACACATGAATTATTCATATGGAAAAGACGTTCTTACTATGTATTCTTTAGAACCTTTCACATCTGAAGATGCAGCAATTGTTTCTGATGAACTTGCTAAGAAAATGGTAGCACCTGAAACAGAATATAATATTGCTACACTCAATGAAAACGATTATCCACTTAACCTTTATGGGGATGAAACGGAATATAAAGTATTCCCTAATATTGGAGAGTTTTCTTCTGGTATTTTAATGGCAACCAGAAGAAAATTTAATAATCAGGTTTTGTTTGATTTCAAAGCAGATATGCTTGATCATGCTACTGATACCGATACTAAGTATTATTTGAACGGTAAAGTTGTTGATATTGATATTTATTGTAACAACGAAGAATTACCTGACAATTCATTCTATCATCAGATATATACATATTGGTGTTATCAGAATGCATATTACAGACAAATCAAACAGACATGTGAAGAGATATTCGCAACAGGTGAAAAATATTCTAATGATGTGGATTATGCGTATAAAAGAGCATGTGAAATGCTTGACTTAGAGAAGAAGTGGAAAGAAAAAGATTCTGCTTTCTCTAATGTACAGATTCATATTTTGGTTGAAAGAGAAGTAGGATTAACTGTCGGACAAAAAGTTTCAGGTCGTTATGGAAACAAATCTGTTATAGCTTCTATTAGACCAAAAGAAGAAATGCCGTATTACTATGACGCTGATGGAAATAAAGTATATGTTGAAATGATCTTTAATATGCTTGCGATTATTAACAGAACAACAGCCGGACCAATCATGGAACTGGCAACTAACTTTATTGGTAAGAGGGTTAGTGAGACAATGCGTCATATGAAAACGATGAAGGAAAAAGATAAGTTACTTTTCGATGTTATTAATATATTTAACCCGGATGAGTATATTTATCTTAAGAATATTTACAAAGGACTTGATACTGAAGGTAAGAAAACATTCCTTAAGTATTGTGAGGAAAAGAAGATTCACTTTAATCAACCTTCAATGTCAGAAAGTAGTCCAATATTCTATCGTATTATGGAACTTAAGAATAAATATGAGAATATCTTAAAACCGGATAAGATGTATATTCAGAAATTCGGAAGAGAAATTCCTTGTATTCAGGATTCTTATATTGCGAATATGTACACAATTATGCTTAAACAAACAGCAAAGAAAGGTTTCTCCGTACGAGGAATTGGTGCTGTTAGTAGTAAGGGTGTACCTGAAAGAAGCTATAAATCCAAATCTCATAAAGATTTATACTCTTCAACTGCAATTCGTTTTGGTGAATTTGAGACGCTTAAAATTAGGCGCAGTGCGTAGTAATATGTACTGAAAACCTCTTTAATTGCTGGGAACTCTCGTGAGAGACAATCAGCAGCGAAACTTATGATGATATATTATTCTCTTGATATATAAATAAAGGAGATTGATATATGTATAACGATATTGATGAAATATGGAAACCTATTATAATTAATGACGAAGAAACAAAATACCTAGTGTCTAATCTAGGACGAATTTATAGTACTAAAAATAATATGATTTTAAAACCACTTCCAACAAACAACGGATACCTTCGAGTATGTATTTACTTGAAAAATGGAAAATCTGTATATAAATCTATTCATAGGTTGGTTGCAATTGCGTTTATTCCAAATGATGATCAATTGCCAGTTGTTAATCATAAAGACGGAGATAAACATAATAACTATGTCGATAACTTAGAATGGCTTACATATTCAGAAAATAATATTCATGCATTCGAAACAGGATTGAACACATATAGATATGGCGATAATTCACACTTCGCTAAATATTCTAAAGATCAAGTGATTGAATCGTGTGAACTTATGGAAAGTGGTATGTTTACAATAAAAGAAATTGAATTGATGACTGGTATAGATGGTGCTATGTTATATATGATTAAAAATCGATTATCATGGATTAATATATCAATATTTTATGATGTTGAAAATTGTAAACAAACGAAATCAGAATATTCTGAAGAACAAATAGAAAATGTCTTTAAACTACTATCAGAAAACAAATTATCTGTATATGAAATCATGGATATTACTAATGTGAAGACGTCTACTATCTATAATATTCTCATTCATAGATACGATAAATTTAAATATCTATATGAGTTTTATGATGTTGATAAATACACATCGAGTGATAAGAAATTACCAGATATTGATATTGATGTACAGAATGAAGTATTTGGTTATATTAGAAATAATAAATCTACGAAAGATATTATCAATATAATTCATTCTAAATACAATATAAATTCTGATCGAATTCGTCATTTTATTAATCGTTATAAACATAAGAACGTTCAACGACTATCGAAAGGGTAACTTAAGAGAAAGACTTAAGTGAGTAACTGAGTAGAGTAGGAAGTAATTCCGAAATGGGAGGCAACCAATAATTGGTAATAGATTATTGGTTGAAGATATAGTCTGATCTTTATAGTGATATAAAGTTAACACACATGTAATTTCACCGTTGCGATGATGCCGGAAGAAGTAGCACTTATTCATGCTTTATATAGAACTTCTGTTAAAGCAAGAAGAGATTTAGGTAAAGCTTTACTTGATAATGAACCTGTAATTACAGTAAGTAAATCATATGATTCACGTGTTGCAGAGTTCTTTGAAATTATCCTAAAATCATTAGGATTTTCAATTGAGTTCTTAGATGGTGATGATGATCTTAAAGAACTTAATACTACAGATATGGAGTGGTTCGAACTTACTAATGGAAAGAGTTTATTCTGTAGTGAATATGATAAATTCATTATTGACAGACGTCAGGAAATTGCAGATGAACTTCTTGAAGAATTTGGTGCTTTAAACATTGACGAACTTAATGAAATGATCGATGAAGAAATTGAAGCACGTCAATATTTCATTGGTAGTTATGATGGAACCAAAGATTTCTATTTGAACTGTGTAGAGGGAACTAATATTAGAAGAGAAGTAAAATCTAACGAAGAGATTACTGCTAATATTGGTGAACTTATGGATGTAGAAGTTCCGTTAGAATAAATTTAATCAGGTATGAGAGAAATCTCATACCTGACTTTTTTATTATTTTTTGATAATATAATTCTTTATGTATTAAATGAAAAACTCATTTACATATAATGGGATACTGACTGAAATTGTTTGACGAGGATATAGATATACTGCTCCGCCAGTTGTAATGGTTAAATTAGCTGTATATATTTTTCCGTCAGATGTAGTTGAAATACATATTTCTTTTTTAAATTCACGTGAAGGTAAATAATTACTATTAGTAATGGTTGTAAGATGATAGGATGTTTTTGCTATTAAATCAGCACTTGGGGTAGAATTAAAAAATATATTTTTTATTTTACCGCTTTTTGATACAGTAACTTGAATATATGACGATGTAAAACTATCTACAACAGGATCAAATGATTCTTGAAATGCTAGTGTTTTTAGTATATATCCATTTTCATGAATAGTCGATCTATTCCATAAATATACTTTTCCGGTATTTGCTATATCTGCAAATAAAATAGATCCTACATCACCTGATGTTCGAGAAATACCGACATACATAGAATTACTATCACCTAAATAACAAAATCCTGATTTCACTGAACTAAATTGTGTATGCATTGTATATGCTAAATCATTAACATTTCCATTAGATCCAAACGTCCATGTAGGAGGGTAATTCTTACTATTTAGTGTATCAATCTGATTTTGCAACAAATAGCCCTGGTTTGCTGTAAGCGCCTTATTGGTTACTCCGTTAGCACTTGCAGAAGCACAACTATCTATCAACCAACCAGAAAGTGTACCAACTTTTGCAGCAGTTCCGGTATAGTTTGTACCGTTAATGTAGTTAGAAGTTGAACTTCCTAAATAACATGTACCGGTAAGTAAAGAGCTGGAAGTAAGTCTTCCTGCAGTTGTATCAAGGTAAACACCAGTATCAAATACCTGAGTACCAGTATTTGTTGTTGCAGAAGTAGTACCTGTAATATAAGCTTTAGCTGTAGTATTCAAGGTATTTGTAACTTTTGTATCAGAGTTAGCATCACTTGTCAATGTAAGAGTAACGTTTTTAATTGCTGTTACACGACCATATGCATCTACTGTTACATAAGGCACAGTGAATGATCCTGAATCTGCTACAGTTGCATCTGCAGAAGATCCATATGAACCTGCTGTTGCGCCAGATGTAGCAAGTCTTTCAGCTGCTAATGTACCACTTTTAACATTACTTGCATTTAAGTTTGTTAATGCAGAACCATTACCAGAGAATGATGTTGCAACTAACTGACCTGATGTTGTACTTACATAAACACCAGTATCAAAATATTCAGCAGAAGGCATTCCTGCTGCATTATTAGGAGTACCAAGTAAGTAGAACTTAGTGGTATTCTTATTTTCAACATATGCAGGATTTACACCTGCAACTACGAGGTAATTAGTACCATCGTAAACGAACTCAACAGAAGCGCCAGCACGAATAACGTTAGCCTTTAAAGCTGCACCTTCGTAATGAATTGCCTTTGCACCTGTACTATTTACGTTCAATGTAGCACTTGCTACAGTAATAGCATTTGTAAATTTAACGGTAACATGAGCACCTGCCTTAAGAACAAAACCTGTTGCAGAAGCTACTTTTGCAGCTGTTGCAGCGGCTGTAGAACAAGTACCGTAGAACATTACCTTTCCTTCAATTGTAACGCCGGATGTCGAACTTGTGTGGACATCGGCGAGTGTATTCTTTGGATATAATATATCCTGATTACCGCTTGAATCAATGCGGGTCATCTCAATATGTTTTCTTGTAGTCGCCATATCTCGAGCGCCTCCTTTTCTATTATTCTTTCATGAAAAAATAATTGAGACCCATAGATTTCTCTATGGTAATTACTTAGTAGAATGTTTTTATATTAGAAAGCTGTGTAGATGTGTAAAAAAATCTCTGAAATCCTTATATTTTCGATGATATATTATTATCATGAATATTCTAAGGAAGGAGGTTTTAACATGAGTTATATTGATAACTTGAGAAAGTTATACAACGAAATGAAACTAGCAAACGGTTTTGATACCGATGCTAGTTTCATGACAGCTTGGCAGTCTGATCCAAACAGATATGCCAACATTTTCTCAGTTAGAATGGCTTTGATTCAGGCATTGTCTGATCAGTTGTTCTAACTAGAAAACAAGAGGTCAAAATGCTCATACAAGCCAATCTTGGAATATTCAAGTAAGGGTAGCTGTAACTACCCTTACTTTTTTTGTTATTTTATCGATTAAATATAATTTTTTTTAAGTTACTTAACTTTTTGGGTTTTGTTTAGAATACTTAACTAAATTCCGTGACCACATGACTTCAATAGTCTGATACTACACAACCAAAGATTTAATTCTTTCAATTGCTTCATCAGGTGTGTGACCATCCCATTCCGGAGCATTTTCAAGTTCCTTTACATCAAATAAATCAAAATAAGGATCTACATCATAATGATATGTTGCTTGCCCATTAGGTGTTTCAATTCCTACAATGAACATACCATCATACATCTTACCATCATGATGCATTAATGATTTCCATGCTTTATCTTTAAACATATTACAGATAACAGAAAATAATATTGCTCTATGGTGATATAATTCATTAAAAGTATGGTATCCATCACTCATATCACCAATTCCTGTATCTGGTATTCTTTTAAATTCTGCTAATACAGAACATCCTTCTTGTTCTTTTCTCATAACTTTAAATCCTTTAGCACCAGGATTAAAGTTTTTAATTATAATTGTATTGTCCATATTATTTTTCCTGCATCTTTCGTCTAAACATTTCCTGCAATCTCTCTTGAGGATGAGTCTCGTAATATTTAATTTCTTCAAGGGTTTGCTCAACATATTTAAGAGCATTTGCATATTTTGGAGAAGAACTTACCTCTTCTCTATATTTATTAATTTCTTCTCTTGTGATTATTTCTTTATCGACTAAAATTCTAAGCAATGCCTGCACATCAATTCCTGTCTTTAAAATAATCTGTTTGCTTTCAAGATCGCTTTTAGCAGCATCTAAATCTGAAAATTGGTTTGAATTTAACATAATTACACTCCTTTCTTATAAATAAGTTGTTTCTATAGTTTATTTTGAGGTATTTTAAGGCTCGAAACAAATTATTAATAAACTTTATAGAAAGGAAATAACTATGGCTAATTATGAAGCATTATTAAATATAGTTACTAACTATAAGAACTCTGATGTAGTAGAAGAATCTGTTCGTGGTAAAATTGGTTCTAAAGTAAGAGAACTTAAAGATAGATTAAGTATTGAAAAAGACTGGATACCTACAACAAAAGCTACAAAAACTTATGAAGAAAAAGATTTGGATGAAGATAAATTTCATGAAATTTCAAAAGCATTGCATGATATGAGAGCTTCATCCACGTTTACTGAATATAAAATTTATTATAATAAACTGTGTAAACTTACAGGTATACCTAAAAATGATGTAGTTATCGTTCAATATAAATTGAATAAAGATAAAGAGCATAATTCTGTAGAAATTCTTTATGGCGTTGCTCCTAAAAAGATTACTATTCCTAATGGTAGTATTTTATATCATACATCAACCAATGATTCTATTAAATCTTTAAATCCTCAATTTAAAGGTAAATCTGCTAAAAGTTATATGTATTCAGATCAAAGAGTGTATTTTACTTTGAGAAAAGAAATGCCAAAATTTGCAGCAGATATTAAACAAAATGAGAAAACCACTACTTATGTATGTACTGAAAATATAAAGACTGCATATTTAGATCCTTTAGTTCCAACATATACAATGGGTGCTGTTTATGTTGTTACATCATCTCCTATTAAAGTAGAGAAAATTCAGGACATATTGAAAAAATCTGATGATTTAGTACAAGAATATGTTGATTATGATTTAGGACCAGAATTTGATAATCTTGAAGATTTTATGGAATATTACGGTCTTAAATTTGTTGAAGATGATGAAGTATATCAGGAAGGAATTAAAGAAAAAATAGGAGAAATTACAAGATCTATTTCAGGAACTAAATTTTTAAAGGATACTTGGAAAAAAGCAAGTGAAAATCTTAAAGATGAAATTTCTGAAAAGGATATTTCTAATAAGGACAAGAAAGAAATAAGATCTAATTATGACATTGCTAAAAATAGTAATAATTATACTATTTACAAGAAAGCATTTAATTGGATTTGTAAGTTTTTTGGTATTGGAAAAAATTCTATTATCAAAAAAATTACTGTTGACGGTGATAAAGCTATATGCGATTACACTGAAGCTGAACCAAGAAAAATAACAATTCCTAATGAAACAATGCTTCTTCATGTTTCACCTAAAAAAGGAATAAAAGAATTGATTCCATCTTTTAAAGGAAAACGTGAAGGCAGTAAATTATACCCTACAAAAAGAGTATATTTTACTCTTAGTAAAGATTACAGAGGTGAGGATGTTCCAGAATCTGATCTGTCACGATATACTCCAAAAGAAAATATAAGAACTGCATTTATTGATCCTACATGTAAATCATTCAATGCTGGATCTATTTATGTAGATACAAGCCTTCCTATTCCAGTAGAAGAAATTAAATCAACAACTACAACTGAATCTGCTTTAAAAGAATCATTTATTAATAATGAATTATCATTAGATGAATTCACATTATTATCAGATTCAATAAAATAAAATAATTATCACCTTACTCCGATTTGGAGTAAGGTGATATATTTAATTCATAGCATATTCCTTAGCTAAGCTGTCAATATCTGCAAGTTTAAAACTTTCAAGATATAACGCTTTAGAAAGACTAAGTAAAGTATACTCTGTTACTGCAGCATCAAATGCTGCTTCCTTAACAGCAACTTTTTCATATGTCTTAATCATCTGCTTCATAGCACTAACTACAGAATCTACAAATGTAATCGCAACCATGTAGTATGCCAAATCTGCAAGATAATACTGAACACCAAGATCATAAACAGTCTTGACATCCTTAGGATTTTCACATTTGTTAGCTTTAGCACTGATGTATGCAGATGCTTTGTTAACGTATGATTTAACATCAGGCTTTTCAAAATAACTGTCAAGAGCATCTACTGCTTTCATCATTTCATCTATAGCATCTTTTGCAGGATAACTCTTCTTAGATGTAGGAACGCTAAACGCTACATACTTCTTCTCATTCATGAGATTCTTCATGTTATCTTTATAGGATACAGATGCATCTTTAACATCAGAAAGAATGGGACCATTGACAGTAATGTTATCAACATGAGGATCTGCTAAAATTTCTTTAGCAGTCTTTGCTAATTTCTTAAAGTCAACCGGACTAATCTTGCTGCGGTAATCAGAGTAGACAGTTTTGTACCATTCTTCGATATTTGCAAGGAAATTTGAATGATTCTTTGCAATAGTTTCTTTTGCATCAGCCTCTGATTTAGCCTTGAATGCGTTTTTAAGTTTATCAATTACACCTTCAGTAACATATCCGGCTTCATAAGTAACATCTGTGATGACAGATTCTGTCATATTCATAGAATTAAACTTATTAACCATAACAGCTTCAAATAATGAAGGTGTATAGATAGAAGTAGTCTTACCGATTCCTCTTTCTCTTAAAGCTTCTTCAAGAGCAGCTTCTGTAGTGATAGATTCATCGTTAGTAAGTTCTTCTTCAAGAGCTAAACGCTCTTCTTTTTCTTTTTTCGCAAGTTCTACTTCAGAGATTGCAGTTTCTCTTACGTTATCTTTGATAACTTCTGCAAGATCATCAAGATTATTATCACGAATGACTGCAACGAGTTTGTCATCAATCTCAGGAGTTATTTCAAACTTGTAATCATCTTCGGTAATTGTATCAGGATTGAGAGATTTGTCTGTGTATTGCTCTCTTACGATACGCTCTACAGATTCAAATACGTTCTTAATCACTGATGTGTTCTTAGGGTTACGTCTGATTGCTTCTTTTACATAGAACTCTAAGTCTTTTCCACCGGTTCTTCTGGAAACATAGTCTGCTACTACTTTATCCAAATCGGGAGTAGAAGCTACTCGTCCGTTAACCTCGGGAACTGCATCTTTGCAGATTTTAGCTAATATAGAATTCATACAAGCATTGACACCCTGTTGTTTAGTCTCGTTCAAACGACGGAGTTTCACAACCGGATCATCATTGATCTTGTTGATAGATTCGTCTAAAGAACGCTGCTTATTAACTTCGTCAATGAAATTGATTACGGAGTTATTCATTAAAGGATCCATAGTCTTTATCATCCTTTCGTTTTAATAGTTTAGTATAATGTTTTTATTTGTAGTATTTATGTGGAAAAATAAATGAGAATGAAGATATCTTCATTCTCATTTATTTATTATACTGAATTTAACTCAAATAAATATATTACACAACTGCACTGTTGAGATGATCCGTATAAATTATATAATGTAACTGTTACTGAAGTTGCCGATGTATTAGATATAGTAACTGAACATAAAAAAGTTGAAGAAATAAATGCATGTGGACTTTTTGTATAATTATATGAAGACAAATCTAGGGTGATTATTTCATAAGCGTTTACCGCAATAGGATTTGTACTTTTAACTGAAAATGATCTAAAATTTCTAAAAACAATTCCCGATTTATCCACCTTACTATTTAGCTAAATAAAGAATCTGTAAGTCCCGAGAAATATCGAGACTTACAGAAATTTTACTTAACTAAATTCCGTCCCCACACTCCAAAAAATCATACAAAAAGAACGGAGCTGGTGAGAGTAGGTAGCCAAATCCTACTCTCACCAGAACAAAAGTTATTACATGCAAGTTTACCTCTAAATAATGAGTAATCTGCTCTATTATTGGAATTTTCATATGGATATTATCCATTAAAGATTTGTTATACTAATAAAAAAATAAAGGGATCCAAAAGATCCCTTTATTTCGTCTTACTTATAATCATCCATATTAGCTTTATCTGTATTCCAGAATAAAGTTAAGATATTAATAAACTTATCCTGAGACAAAACAGCACCAGCAGCATGTTTGTGACCACCACCATTTAAATCTAAAGTAGCAATCTTACCACAATCAGGAGCATCATCAATAAGATTACTACTCCTGAAAGATGCAGTACGAGAATTTGTAAATAACATAATAACTAATTTGATTTTTGGATAATCTTTTAAGAGAGTATTTCCTACAAAAGACGCATCCGTGACATCCTGAAGAATTACGGCTACGTTATCTTCATATTTAAGCTCTTCATTACATTCAAGATTCAACGCATATTTAATTCGTTCGTATGGAAATACTCTTATACCTTTAGTCACTCCTCTGTATTCTGTCTTTCTCTGATCAAACAAGAAAGACAATTTCAAAAGTTCTGATTTCGGAAGAGTTGGAAGATATTCATATTCACCAACTAAAGGTATATCATCTAATGAATCATAAACCATATTTAAGAATCTGAAGAAATCTCCTTTATAGCTTTTCCATAAAACAGTTAAAGCATCCATGTAATCATGGTCAATAACACAATCTCTATCTTTCTTTGAAAACTCAAAGGTATCATACATAGATGTATGATATACAAGTTTGATCAAGTTTATCATGAAATTTAAATCATGAAAATCAAATAATCCCATATCAAGAAGAAATCTAAAGTATACATATGCGGCAGACCTTTCTGCAACAGAAAGACCACCATCGAGTTTATATTGTACAATCAATTCTTCAATTTCTCGTTTTATATCTTTTGCACCACATAATTTATTAAATGTAATATCTAATTCCGGAACTTTACACTTTCCATGTGTTTTGAAATAGTTATCGCAGATACATACTCTTTCAGGAAGATAAAATTCATCTTCATTGAAATTATATGTAAATTTACCAAATTCAGGGTTTGATGCGTGATGATCAAATTCCCAAAATCCAATATGTGAATCAGGATAGCAATCAGTGATAACTTTCTTCACATAATCAATAAATACAGTAGGTACATGTAAATCAGTTACAATAATAAGGTATTCAAGGTTTTCACCTTCTATTGTGTCTGATGTATAATGTGAACTGCATGCATATTCAGTATAGTCTGTAATATTTTTATGCGTAATCTTTTCTTGTATAATAGATTCCATCTGCTCTGTATTAGCAGGCATTCCAATTATAAATGGTTTAGCAAAATAAGCATCACCACAATTTACACCACCAAGACATATAGAATTGGTTAAGATTCCACACACAATACCATCGATGTCTGCACTATGTGTGAAGTTAATAGGGATAATAATTTTAGTGTTTTCTACAGTAGTTTCCATTTTGTCCTCCTTTAAAATGTAAATCTGTAACCACCTTTTACAGCAGCTCCATTTCCTTTTTCTAAAACCTGTATTTCAGTAAGGTATTTAATAGATTTTTTTATTTTCTTTACTTTGATTCCTAATTCTTCACTCATTAGATCTATATGGATCTTTGTAAAATTATTAGGATCAGGTCCTGGATTTGTCGTATTAATACGACGGGTTTTGTTATAACCACTTAATACTGTAAGCAAATAGCAAATTACTTTAAGATCTACAAAACTCAGATCATATAATGTAATAAGTTCTCTAAATGCTTCTTTTGGGACGTGAAAATTTTGTCTAAATTGTGCTACATCCACTGTACTCATTTTAAATCTCCTTTACTATAAAAATTTATAGTTGAGAAGGTTTTTACTATATCCTTCTCAACTATTTCAAATAAATAATATACTTCTTTAAATTGCAAGTGTGACAGATTCACTTGCTCTTGTAACCATTGTGTATAATACCTTCCTCTTAAAATCTTCAGCACCATAAAGTTCGGCAAGAGCAGTTACATTAGGCCACTGAGATCCTTGAGATGAATATACAGTGATAGCATATGCAAATTCAAATATATTCATTCCAAAGCTCATGGCTGCTTGTGATTCACTCTTTTCAAGTCTCATCAAGTGCTTATAATCAATAGGAAGATTTCTAAATGTTTTAGGTGTAAAATCTGGTCTAAAATCGCATTCAATACTTCTACCATTATAAGTTTCTTTATTGACATAATCTAGGAAACCTGTGGTTCCGTTTGTAAGAAATAAATTATCTCCAACAGATTTAGACCAATCGTTTCGTCTACATATTACTTTTTCTCCAACATATGGAAGATCAAGTCTTGTAAATCCACAAAATTCCTCACGGAATAAGTTGTTTATATGTTGCTTAAGGTTATTTGTTACAGTTAATACAATATCTGCATTTTTAAGCTGATATGGATCTAAATCTTTCTTTCGTATAATTGCACTAGAACCATATACACCGGGTCTTAAATCATAACCATCAAGAATTCTATGAGCAATATATACAATTGGATTGTCTTCAGCCTGTCTCATGAGTTTTCGTAACGTTACATTAGGATCAACCAAAAATACAGATTTTCCAAATACTGGAGGTAACTGATTTGTATCACCTAATGCGAAAATAGGTAATCCAAAATTAGTTATGTCAGTTTTCATCTCTTGATTAATCATCGTAGCTTCATCAATACAAATAGCTTTATAACGTTTTTTAAGATGATCTTTCGGTCTGAAAACGCCTTTTAATTTAGGTTTTCCATTAGGAAGTATAATAGCTCTTCCATCTTCATCTCTATCTATTTCTTTTATATATTCGTAAAATGCTGAATGACATGTAATAGCAGGTAAACTATTTCGGGCTAACTGTGTAGCAGCTTTACCTGTATATGCAACAAATAACACATCATGAAAAGGATCAAGACCTAATTCTTGTAATATGTATTTTATAGAAGTCGTCTTTCCTGTACCAGCAGCGCCAGATATTTCAAATATCTGATCTGAACTGGCAGAATGCCACCATCTACTTGCTTCAATACCAGCAAATATCTGGTCTGAATTTAATTCAATTCTTCCCATAAAATAATCTCCTTTTAAGATTTTATGGGACTGTCACTATAATGAAAAATGAAAGTGAGATAGGATACAAAAATGTATCCTATCTCGAAAGGTACTTTGTGTTCGATTTTGATTCTTTAAAAAGACCAAATTAGTATTTTTATATGGAATTATCCATTACAAATCTGTT